AACCTCTTCACCTTATAGAATTCCTCATCTAGAAGATTCTCATAGTGACCCCATGGGCGTTCAAATTTCTCCGGGGAATTTTTTTCCATACATGAAACCTCTTCACACTTTTATATATCGCGGCGATTTTTTATTTCTCACTCGATTTGTCACCTCTGTAGGTTAGGGATGTTTTGATTTTTAATATAAGGAACGGCGATCGGGTTTATACGCCCCATCGCCGCCCGACGCCACCAACGCCCGCACAAATACACTGCCATTTCTAACAGCAACTGCCATCACATCACAGCACAACACTGATGCTTACTGTGTCCCTCCTATTATAACACCTCACAGGTCAACTGTCAAGTCTTAGTGATACGCTGTCTCCCAGAGTGACTCTACATCAGCTGACAGATCTTCCACAGTGACTGTCAACGACTCACCGCCGCCGATATCAAAGACCTTGTGAAAATCGATCTGCTGGACATCAAAGTCATCAAATACTTCAAAGTCCAATGTGACACGTAGGCGCTGTTTGTGTCCAGTGCAAGTGTTCATGAGTTCCTGGTGATTGACCTTGTTATTATATAACAGGTCTGGTGCATCTGTCAAGGTGTGACTGTCAGGGAACTGGTACAATCTGGCGGGGTGGGGGTTGACAACTGTGTCGTGTTATGTTATGCTCGCTAAGATCACAAGACTCACAGGGTATAAAACAAGATCACAACAGTTTTCCACAGGGTATAACACAGATTTCACACATCTTTCTGACAGGTATAACAACAGTTTTCCACAGATTTACAACACTTTTCCACAGATTGTGGAAAACGTTATAACAAATACATTTACATTATTAATTACATTTTTAATCATTTTTTACCTCTTTTTGAGTATAATTCACGTCATTCCAGTGCCTAACAGCATTAGAAACGATTGCAATGTTGGTAATCAGATAGGAGGAAAGAATCACGGTTCTGATGATAGCAACAATGTCTGCCTCTCTATCACATTTACCTTTCTTTTCACCTAGAGCGTAACACCATAGTCTCCACAGATTCATTCGTTACGTTGTCGAATAGAGGACAAAGGTGTGATCCGATTGTAGTCATCTGGGTACACGAGTAGACAACATCCACCGACACTATTCTCTGATTCACGAATACACACAGTAACATAAGATTCGCAAACAAATTGAATCTTTCCATAGAATGTATCACCATTCTCTTTATCATACCTGACCTCTAATCCTTCATGAAAAGAGGAGTTTTTCAAGGGCATTTTGTCGGATTGGCATTGCTGAGAACGGACTGGTTTGGGTAACAACTTTTCCAGGGGTTTTGGGGTTGATTGGGGCATGAACTTCTCCTGTCTTTTTGTTTACGAATCCCCAGATTGTCTGAGTTGGTTTTCCTAAATTGTAATCAAACTTTCGCTTGCAAACTAACCAAATAGCAATGAACTTTGCATTGAAGTCTTGTTCTGAATAGGAGTAATCTTGAGGAAGTTCAGTAACATTCTTCCGAAGCAAGGCGTAAGCGGAAGAGTGGTTTTTCAAGGTCATCAGTATAATTCTCCTCGATACATTCAATAATAGCATCCAGGTGCGATTTTGTCAATTCAAGTGTAAACAAAGTTTCGGTGTCCATTTTAATCAGTTCAGTTCACGAAGTTCGTTTTCAATACAGTTGAAGACTTCCTCATAGAGGTAATCATAATCGTCTTCCACATTGTTGAGAACTTGCTCTGCAATCTCACGGGATTGTGTCACTTGTTCTCCATCTTCATTCATCACGAATACATCGGGATTGGTGAAGATAAATGCAGCAACAGGAGCATCTGCACCCTGTTCGGCAATCATACGCTCGACAGATTCTTTGAGTTGTTGTAAAGTTCGTGCCATGATCAGTTCAGTTTCTCAAAGTTACGGACAACAATTTCACAGAGTTCATCTAAAACTTCATCGTTGAAGAAAATCTTTTCATCATCAACAAATGAAGCATAAGTGAGAATGTCCTGCTGGATTTGTTCGCGGACAGAAAGAAGTTGAGTGTTCATGATTCAGTAGTTAGAAACGGTTTGCAAAATCATGCCAGACGCATACCTGAGAAGAACGGAATCGGAGCACCTGAGTAGTTAACAAACCACTCAAAGTTCTTGGCAAAGACTCGCTCACCTTCCATTCCGAAGGCACTCAGAATAGCATTGAGGCGAGACTTTGTGGTGTGAGATTGCCAACCACCATCAAACAATTCGATCCAGGTTTCACCAATGCGAGCAATCAAATTGCCATGCAGATAGACATCAGAAACATTCGTGCAAGAGATAACTTCAGTGTTGGCAAGTTTGAAGTCTTGATTGTTTTTGATGGCGGCGATCATTTGGGATTCGATCTTACGCATGAGGTCCGTTTCGTTTGGTATGCTTTAGTATTGCACGGATTCGGGGATTCCACAAGGGGTCTTGTGCCACTTTGTCAACTGGCACACCCTCAGTCTTCGTAGTCATTTTCCATGACATAATCGCAATCCCACCCATACTGGTATGCCACATCTTTCTCGATCATGTTTAGATTTTGTTCGGTCATCTTCTCATTCAGAAGATCACCATTCTCATCGCAAAGTTCGCTCATCCAATAATCACAAAGCGTCTGATTTGTCTGTTCCAGATTGTTGATTGCGGTCTCAAATGCGGATTGAATGTTCATGATTAAGATTCAGAAGTGTGCTTCGGAGGTATCAAGTTGATTGCTATACTTTGCGATGGCATCATAACACTTTTTCTTCATACCTTCATCACCATCGGCAACATAACCATTCAGAAACTCAATAGCATAACGGATGCGAAGTTCAGGATGAGAGAGAATACGTTGACGCTCATTGTATGCTCGATTGTATGCAAACATTTCACGATCTTCAATGCTGACGGTGTGAAACTTGCGATTCATTCAGTTCCTTTGTTTGGTATGCTTTAGTATTGCACAAAAAAGGTGCCAGTGGGGAGAATGGTGGACACTTTCCCAACTGGCACATTGTTACTCAGAACTCGATAGGTTGCAGAGTAGGATAACTCACCTCCGAAACATTCTCACTCACACTATCAGCAGCAAGTGCATCCAAGATAGAAAGAATCTCGTTGCCATTGTTGCCTTGTGCCAGAAGAGAAATCAGAACGGATTTGGACATGATGTAGTTAGAAACAAAAATGGAGAGTTTGAGTGTCTTTAGGGCGCATCTCATTCCCATGTCATTCAGAAATCAAACACGTCAGAGTTAATCTGAATCACGTTCACTTTCGGATCGGCAAACTTAACTCCGTCCTTAGTTTCCTTCACACCGTAGACATTGTAAAGGCAACTTACCAGAGATTCGTAATCACCACACTCTTGTGCCAGATGATACAGACTCTCATCATTGTTGATCCAGAGAGCAACATTCCAGGTCTCATAATTCTCCCAACCGTTATAGGAGATGTCGAGAGCATTGCGTTGGAAAGTGGCAGTCATTTGAGTCCTTTTGTTTGGTATGCTTTAGTATTGCACACTAGACGGTCGTTTGGGGGGTTTGGTGGACAGTTTGGTAACTGTCACACGCTGCTGCGGTTTGTTGCGGATTGTTGCAAAGTTTAATCATTTGCTGGTCCATCTTTTCCCACATTTGTGCATCTCTCTGTGCCAACCAAATGTTAAACCCGACCATTGAAGAAATGCCGACCATAATAGCAATCGCGTACTTTTTCATGATTAGAATGATGTGAACTCTTCCAGATAATACCTGACACTCACACCAAGTTTCTGACACTCTGAGATGATCAATTCCAATTTGTCATTGTCTTTGATGTCACACTCTTTGATCAAAAAGTGTAAGTCTTTCTCAATTTTGTTCATAGGTTTCTGAAACGGAAGGCGAAACATCTTCGATCTGTTGTGTCGGAACTTTTACGCGAATGTTATAAGGAGAATTGAAAAAACGCCGAAAAGCAGTAACAAGAATGAGAAGCGTCGAAGTAACACCAACCAAACCAAGGAAGGTGATAGCATCGCCAGAGAAAGTGTAGGTATCAGGTGTCATGATTCAAACGGAGGGAGTTACTTCGATTTCTTTGATGTTGAGACCACAAAGTTGATTGTAGACGCGATTGAGTATAAGATCGCAGGCACGAATTGCTTTGGATTTCTCATACCAAATGGTCACACATCCGTCGTAGGTTTCAACTTGAACGCGGTAGTTTTTCATCTCGTTTTGTTTGGTATGCTTTAGTATTGCACGGATTCAGGCAAATCGCAACCGCTTGTGTGCCACTTCTCAAACTGGACTCGCATACTTGAAAGCATCAAGAATCTTCTGGTAATCTCGCTGTTCGACTTCATCGAACTCGTATGCTTGTTGCTCCAGGCAATACACGAGCAGTTCAATTTGATCGTTGGACAGTTCAATTTGTAGCATCAGTCTTCAGGTAATTTTGTAAGGTTTTGAGGATACGTTGCATGGCAGAGCGAGAATAACCTGTAGCAAAAGGATAACCTTGCCCGTCAGTATCAGGTGCAGTATAACACACATTGACTGCATCTTTCAAGTCTCTGACGATCCATTTTAGATCGTCAGAGTTAACTTTTGTGGTTGACATTTAGCAGGCACCCCACATAGGATTTGCAAGTTGTGCATCAGTGTGAAAATCAGTTACCTGATAACCCATGCCAATTCTTTCCTCACACTCACGCTCAAACTCACGTTTGGTGATTACTTTCTTGCTCATGGTATCAGTACCTTTGAAAGAAAGAATCTTGAGCATGTAGTTGGGAGAGACATCAGCATCAATCGCAACCTTGACGGGATAATAGTCAACAACCATGGAAGGTTTGCCGTCAATTTGAGAGATTGCTGAGAGTTGCATCGGTTCCGTTGTTTGGTATGCTTTAGTATTGCACGGATTCAGGCAAAGCACAAGGGGTCTTGTGCCAGTTTCTGAACTGTCACACTGCCAGGGCACCGCTGGGAATCTCTACACCTTCTAGGTAAGATTCGTGCCATTCGCATGTATCATAGCACAACCATCCTTCCTCTTGAGTATAAACGTATGCAAACTCTTCGGCACCTTGAGTCAGATACTCGTGCAGGTTAGCATCAAGGCGAGGAGGACAATCATCACCTCGTTGAGAATAATAGAGCGCACCTTGGGCAACAGTTTCATTATTAAATCCAGCATTTGTCCATGCCGAACTCATGTCGCCACCATCAATCAGTTCAGCAACTTTATCACGATCGTTGTAATGTGTGCGGAGAATACGACCCAACCACTCAGGATAACCATCCCAATGATGATAAACTGACAGAATGTTTCCATTCTTGAGTTCAAGACCAATGCGAGAGCGTGTTGCCATTTGTTCGTTTGTTTGGTATGCTTTAGTATTGCATGAAATCAACGATCACGCAACTGGTAGTGTGCCAGTTCCTGAACTGACACAATTTGTCTTTGATAATTGGTCAATGAATTGCCTTGCCGTTGTTATACTGTTGAACCATCTTGCCTGCTTGCCATCAACCAGAGCAACATACTTGTTTCCATGAGGCATAGCAATGTAATTGCCACATTTGCTCACATAAGGAGGAGCAACATCAAAGATTTGACTATTCATCGGGCAATCACATCCAGAGACTCCAATAGCATCATTGCAAGTTCCATCTGATTCTCATCATCAATCACAGGAATGTTTGTTTGCACAAACTCACTTGCAAGTTGAGCAAAAAGTTCAGTCGTTCGCTCATCTGAGAATACAGCAGTGGCAAAATCACTCTTGAAACCGTCACGCAACAGACGCAGAGAACGTGTTACTGTCAGTTCTTTAATTTCTTGTTGATAGTCAGTCATTTGTGTAATCACTTCATGTAAAGATAAGCGCCTGCCCAATCAGCGTGGGCAAACAGATACTCACGATCACGAATCAAACGCAGATCGTAACGAACGCCCTTGGCAGGTTGCTTCCAAGATGCAGACTTGTAGACTTCACCAGTCTTCTTGTCAACAAAAGCGTGAACAGAACGTTGACCACTGGAGTCAATCATGATGATCTTGTGATACTTCTTACCCGACACAAAGGTATAATCATAACCTTCAGGAGCAGCATCACGCAGAGCATCACAGAACTGCCACACATACTTGATGACATTCAGTTGAAGAGTGTTGCGAGCATCTTGCTGAGCGCAATAGTCGCTGAAGTCCTTGGTGAGAAAAGCGGAAGTCACTTGACGTTTCTTTGTCTGGTATGCTTTAGTATTGCACGGATTCGGGGATTCCACAAGGAGTCTTGTGCCAGTTCATGCACTGGCACATTGAAACCGACCGCTGTTGAAGTTATGATAAGCAAAGACCTCACGATTCACCAGTTTGAACATACCGAACGCATTGGTGAGAACATAACCCTCAGCATCAATACGATTGCCATTGATGTAAGCGGCAGGACCATCATTGCGGCACAGAAACAAGCAGTCATCTTTGATTGACTTCACCAACGACCACAAACGGATCAGGTTAGGATCACAATCAAAGTCATTTACGCTCTCTGTGGTAATCTGTTCACCAGCACGAATGAGAGCGTTGATTTGTTGTTTGATTTTTGCTGCCTCCTTGTTAGAGACAAAATTAACCATGGTAGAGATTTGACGAGCAAATTGTACGATGCCAGCAACATCCTCAAACGATTCTTGACCGTACTGAATGTATGCTTCAGGTTTCACAAACTTGACATAGGGAGTATCCGTGATGGTAAAGTTCATCGGATAAGCAACTGCATCACGCAAATCTTTCTCTGCGATGTAGACAGTATGAGGAGCAATGATGATCTCCTCGTTCACTACTTCAGGAAACTTGTAAGTGATTGTGTTTGGTGTGTATTCGTCGGATCCACCGAACCCGATAAAATCACCTTGCAAAATACCAGCAGTGCGAGGCAAGTAATCCAAGCAAGCATGAAGGATTTGTGCGACATTTCCTTGGTGGTTTGCATCAATGTCCTCATGCGATTCGTTGATCTTAATTTTTACTTTGTTGAACACACTTTTGGTGCCAACGAAGAAGTTTCCAGTTGCAGGATTCGTGCCCCAAACAATCGCAGGAGCACCATCAATTTTAACCGAAAGATTGCCAGGATTTACGAACCAATCCAGAACTGACAGATCGCCAGTCAGGATAGAATCTTCGGGGTGTTCAAGATGTGTGTTCTTCATGCTTTTAGTATTGCACGAAATCGTGCCCAGGTCAAGGGGGTGTGTGCCAGTTCCTCAACTGTCCTTTACACTTTCAAAAAAATCGTTGATTTTATTTGGGCGGATGACCTATGACACCCTTCAGGTAGAATTGCAAAAAAATCAGGGTTTGACCCCTGACCAGCACTTGAGTCTCGGGTGAGACTCACCGACGCACAACACTTATGGCAGGTTCTCCTTGTTGGAAGATAGTGTCAACAACTGCCTGAACTTTCTTGGCAGTGCTGATACCAACGTTGGAGAACACGGGAATGTGAACCAGACCGAACGATTTGGTATAATTGGCAAGGTCACCAGGTTTGATAGAACCATCGCGCAGACCTTTGGCATCATCCTTATGCAAACGGATCACCCGTCCGATAGTCTGAGCGATGCCAATGTAGTCCATGGCACGCATCATCACGCAGGCAGAAAGACCAGAGACGTTGATACCTTCAGACAGAATACTGTGGTGCATGATGACAAACTTCTTGCCATCTTCCTTGCCCCAAGCATTGAGAGTGTCAAAGAATACCTCACGATTAACCTTCTTGCCGTTGACAAATGCACCATGCTTCGCAGTAATCCACATCAGAGAATAACCACGACGATCCAACTCATAGGCAAAATCAGTTTCAGACACCAGACGCATGATGTCTTTGGTCTTGGTAGCACAAATCAGCACCTTTTCCATGCTTTCGCTGTTGTCAATGACGTTGAGCAGATTGTTGCGATCACGACCTGCAATGTCGCCGTTGATAGTCTCAGGCAGTTTGGCAGTGACAACTTTAGGAGGGATAATGTATCCGCCTTCAATGAGTTCGGGAGCAGAAACTTTCTCAATCACCTGACCATAAACGTCAGGATTGTTCATCCCAGGTTTAGAGGGAGTGAGAGAATGTTTGGGAGTTGCAGTAAAGAAGTAGCAACGCTTAGCAATAGCAGACATAGCAGAAGTTGCAACGTAGAAGTTACGCTGAACGCTATTATGTGCCTCATCAAAATAAATCGTAGCAACTGGAATCCCAGCATCAACAACACGCTCAAGCGAATTGTAGGTGGTGAAGATGAGTCGCTTCTTGTCAGAGTTAGCAAGCACCCAGTTGTAAATCTCTTTGGGTTTGGTGGTAGAATAGTGATGCGTTTCGCCACTGTGGACGTGCATCACTTCTGCATCAAGGATAAACTCAAGAAACTCAGAAGAGAGTTGCTCAGCAAGCAAGATGCGCGGTGCAACCACTACAATAGTGCCAGATTCTTGACGCTGAGCATCAAAAATCATGCAAGCAGTCTTGCCACCGCCAGTAGGAACAATCGCCTGACCAATGCTATGCTGAAGCATAGCATCAAGAATACGCTGTTGGTGAGGACGAAGTTGCATGAATTGAATTGATTGTCTCTTTACAATAGCATCAAAAAAGGGGTCTGTCAAGACCCCTGTGCCAGTTCAGAAATTGTCTGGTCTCTTGAATCGTTTATTAACTTTTGCTGCCTCTTTGATCGTTGCATCTCCAATGCAATGATTTGACTTGAGACCTTCTCTTTGGCAGAAAATCTTGTATCGGTCAAGAATACTGTGGAAGATGTATTTGTGAGCATTAGCATCAATATATCCTTTACAGAGAGTAGTTTGACTCTCCATTCTTGGCAGAACGTTGATAAGGAAATACTTGAAGTTTTCCTCTCTTCCATTCTCCAAAACATCATCAATAAACTGTGCCAGTAAGCAGCAGGTCCTGAACATTGGACCAGTGACATAAGTATCAACTGCTCGTGATCCGCCAAAAGAATTGTGGAACATTTGTGCCCACATCCAGTTGCCAGCTGCAAGTCTACGCTGTGATTCTGGATCTTCTGCGGGGTAATCTACGGTAAGAGCCAAATAGAATTGGTTGAAAGATTTCAATTCAATTCCATCTTCTCCATCGTATCCAAAACCATCAATGTGAAGGTGATAACCAGTCAGGATTCTCTCTACCCACAGAGATGTTTGATCCTTAAATACAACACCTGCACGAATCTCATCAATCTTACTGAGTTTTTTACGTTGTGTATTCAGTGCAAAAAAGATTTCTGCTTCAATTTCTTCACACTCTTGAAGTGTTGAATCTTCATTGTGCTCATAGATCATTGCAGGAAAAGATACAGAATTATCCTTAACTCCCGACAGATAGTGAAGAACTGCTTTATGCTGCCCATCAATCAACCAATCTCCACTGTTATTTCCCAACCCTTCGGGACGACGTGCAACAACAGCAGGAATCAGCAACTTTAGGTCTAGTTTCTTATATTTTTTAATACAACTGGTGCTCAACATTCTCTGATACAGAGATGATACCTTTAGTTCACCGCTATTTGAATAATTTTCAAATGTGAGAGGTTTACCCTCAAATCCTGGTATCACAGACTTCATCAAATCTTTCTTTGATGAAAGTTCTTTGATTGTTTTATAGTTAGATGTAGACATAGTTTTGTTTAAGTTAGTTTATTGCCACTCATTGTGTGGCATGTTTAAATTATAACAGATGAAAGTTTATCTGTCAATACTTTTTCATTTACCCTTCAGTAAATTGTGATAGTATTTTACCTCGGGGTTGTCATAATCAGCACATCTGGGATAAAACACACCATCAACGTAACAAGACTTTTCTGGTTCTCGGTAAATTGGTTTGGGAGGAATATCTCTAGTGCAGAGATATGCACCATCTAGGCACAGCTGCAAAAATATCAATGCTGCCTCAATCATAGACCCAAAGGATTTTCCAATCGGATTCTTTCTTGCAGTTTAGCATAGTATTCTGCATCAAGTTCTGTGCCTGTGTATTTTCTATCACACCGCATTGCTGCTACAGCAGTAGATCCAGAACCCATAAAGCAATCCAGCACAGTATCACCAGGGTGAGTGTATGCACGAATGAGTCTTTCCAAAACCTCAAGATTTTTGGTAGTCGGATGCCACCCAATGTAATCTTTTGACGTTGTGTGATTGTTCTTCTCCCAAATACAGGTAGGAATTGTACCTTGTTCATAATCTTTCCCAGTGCGGAGGTTCTTTTTGACCTTCCTTTCCACTCGTACATCACCATCGTTGAAGAGGAATGTTTCGCCTTTTGACCAACAGAAAGCATACTCATGTTTGCGGGCAAAGTTAGTCTTAGCACGTCCACCCCAGTTATAACTCCAGATGATCTCATTCTGAGCACACATGCCAGCATAAGAATCCACCAGTAGTTTATATCTAAGAAACGTGCTGGTCTTCAGTGTGCCCCATACAATCAACATACGGTTGGGTTTGAGAACACGGACACATTCAGCAGTCCATTGATCACACCATCCTAGGTAATCGCCTTCACAATCCCATTGAGAATCCCACCCCTTTCCACCATCAAATCCAATGAAATAAGGTGGATCAGTAAGCACCAGATCCACGCTATTATCATCAATCTGTTTGAGGTATTCCAGACAATCAACGTTCTGAATCATACTTGTGTCATCCATGTAAAATCGGAGGGGAAACCATCAAGAAAGAACGTGCCAGAATTAACACGCTTGCCGCCATGTTGATTGTAGATCCAATTACCTTTTTCATCCTGAACTTCTACAGCAGAGCGTACAGTTTCTTTGTCTGCCTCATAGATTTCCAAACGATCAGGATAAAATGCCAGGAAAACTACATCATCATAGTCTTGATCGGGGCGGATTTGTTGCCAACGAAAGTGAGTGCCATCGCCCCACAAGAATGAACCTTTAATTTCTTTCTTGCGACCAGCAGCAATACGATCGTGGTCAGAGTTCTCTGCTTTTTCTACAAGAACACCCTTAGATTCCATGTATTCTTGATAGACACGCTCAAAGTATTTGCCTTTCTTCTTAGAAGAGAGGTCTTTGAGGGTTTTGAAGGGAGAATCAGCATACGGATCTTTGCTTTGCTCTTTAGCAATCTCAGCAAAGACTTTAGTAGAATTGAAGTCGTTAGCGTTGAGCATAACCTTGACTTGAGTACCTTGTTATTATAGCACACAAAAAAGGGAGGATGCGACCCTCCCTAGTCCAGTTCTTCATCTGTCCACTCTAAGCATCGTTCCTTTACTTCTTCCCAGGAATAAGTTTTCTCTTTACCAGTCATAACATCATCTGCTAATTGTAGCAGATACTCAAGAAACTCTTTGGAATAAACTTCATCTTCTCCAAGAGATGCCCAAAACCATTCAAGACACTCTTGCTCTGGGTTATCTTCCTTGAGCAGAGCATAGTCAGTATAGTTTGATCTCATGAGATCAGACCAAATACGAAATGCTCCACGAATACTTTGCCATCCTGTCATCCAGCAGTGACCAATCCAATAATCAAACCAGTTCAGTTTCGTTTTCATCTAATTCCTCCAAATGATTCCAGTTCCAAGTTCTCTCAATGAATCCAATATCAAATCCAAATTTATATACCCAAAACATAACATTCAGTAGACTATTGTTACCAACACTAATCTGCATATAAGGCCCAGACGGATAATCGTTCCAAGAAACTGATGCCTGAAGAAGTGCCCATCGTTTATTATGTAAAATCTGAACATACCAATCATGCCCAAAGTCATAACGGTGTTTGAATGTAATTAATTTCATTTTGAACAATGTAAAAAGTACTTATATTCTGCTACTTGATGTGGAGCATACCTCACCACATCACAGTCCTTGTATTTATCAACAACCTCAAATGATGATTCCAATGGTTTACCGCCTGTGGAAAGATTAGCAAGCACAATCATAATAACAATAAAGACAACAGAGGCGCCAACAAATACACCAAAACCACGGAGCAATTCTTTGAGAGCATACTTATCTTCAGGTGTCATCATTATCATCCCACGGAGCACGACGGTTCATAAGTTCTTTGATTCTTTCCACCACAGCAGGATTTGGTGGTTCATTGATTCGTCGCACAAGTTCATCATATGCTTCTGCGGATACAATAATCCTTTCTGGTTCTTGTCCCAATCTCAACCTACGTTCTGGACTGATAGTTAGATTGTAAGGGTCATCATAAGGATAAATGTATTCCTGAAACCATCCAATACTCAAACTCTCCCAGAACTCACCATATCCCCATTCATCACCATCATCATAACAGTCAAGAATATACAAGATGTTGTGGAAACCATCAAGAAAGAGTTCCCATTTAGTTGGTTCTTGAAATCTCACAGCGTTTCATCACTCCAATAGTATCTCAGTTTATCACCATCAGCAGAAATATTCAAGTGATATGTTTTGTTGTTTTGTGTGTAAACACCAATCCATAGAGTTCTTTCATTCATACTTTCAAGATGAAACATTTGAATGTCTTGGAGTACAATCTCATCAGGATTTTCAGTAAATCTACTCATTATTCTTCCTCACTCGTTCAAGAAACTCATCACTCTGTTGATACAATCGTGCAATCAAATCCTTAATATCATCAATTGCAATCACATTATACTCCACATTCATATTCTCACAAATAAGAGCATCCACCATACATTCAAGTGTGATGGCTTGCATATGTTCTGGTGTGATTGGTGTCCCATGAGGAAGACCAGAACATTCTTCATTATAGAAGTGATTATATCGTCTCAGCACAGTATCACTTCGTTCTTTGCGTTCCCATTCTTGTTTTGCAAGTTCTCTGTTTGCTACTTCACGACGTTCTGCTTCCTCAAACATCTCATCAGGATAAGGTTCTTGGTTTCTCATAAGTTCTCTCAACCTTTGTTTACCGTATTCAGTGAGTTCATATTTCTTGGTGCGGAGATCATCAAGTTCTTCTTGTGTAAGATTGACCCAAGGCATTTCATCGTTCATTCTGGTTGGTCCCAAAGTCGTTCTCTCAACATTCTAACACACTTGTTCCAGTCATAAGAGTTCGTGTCGTGCTCATTCGGCATCCATTCCTCAACTGCTGATACAATCTCATTACTTTGCTCAACAGAGAAACCAAGTTGATGCCTCATTACATTCCACAAGGATGCTGGACGATTGTTGAGATTG